AAATCCCTCTGAGGTCACCTTGCCCGTATCGGATGTAGTTTCTATTTCAATCGCGGTCTCTGGCCCCGGCCCCACGGCGACGGGCTTTGGCGAGCCCCTCATCGCCGCGTACCATACACACTATACCGACCGTGTGAGAGAATATACGTCTCTCGCCGGGATGGTATCGGACGGGTTCTCCACCTCAGAGCCGGCGTACCTGATCGCCGGCAACGTGATGGCCCAGACGCCGTCGCCGACGGCCTTCAAGATCGGCCGTTGCCAGAACACGTTCACCCAGGTCCTCAACCTGACCTGCCTGTCGACGAGTAACCTCGACACCTACAAGTTTTCTCTGTTCCTGCCCGGGGGCTCGCTCCAGACGCTCTCCGTCGCTTCGACCGGCGTCCCCGCGACGGATGTCGCGACGATCAACACCGCTGTCACGGCGCTGGCGATTAGCGGCCTCACCGCGACGCACTCCGGCGCCATCCTCATCCTGACGATGACCGCGGGCAAAATGATCGGCGTCATCCCCGACGTGGTCCACATGTCCTTCTTGGACGCGACCACGGACCCGGGCGGATCGACGGGCTTGGCCAACGACCTCGCGGCGATTCAGGCCGCGGACAACAACTGGTACCAGTTGCTCCTCGATTGCGAAGGGGGTGCGCGCATCGCGGTCGCGGCCACGTTCATCAACGGCCAGACCTCCCCGACCTACATCTTCGGCTGGGGCAACTCGGACACGGCCAGCGCCACTTCGGCCAGCACGACCGACGTCTTCTACCTCCAGCAACAGACGGGTTCGACGCGTTCGTTCGGTATCTTCCTCCAGGGCAGTACGCTCGCGTGGCCCCCGGCGGCTTGGGCGGGACGGCTTCTGCCGACGACCCCAGGCGCCGAGAACTGGGCTTACAAGACCCTGGTCGGCCCCCCGGTCGATACCAACCTGACGACGAGCCAGATCCACGCGATCGAGGCGAAGAACGGCACGGTCTATACCCCGCTGTTCGGTATCCCGCTGACCCAGTTCGGCAAGGTAGCCGGCGGGACGTGGATCGACCAGACCCGCGGCCAGGACGCGCTCGTGCAGGCGATTCAGATCGCCATCGTCGTCCTTCAGGCGAACAACATCAAGATCCCCTACACGGCAGCGGGTATCGCACAATACCAGTCGACCATCGACGCGACGCTTCAGCAGTTCGTGACGACGGGCTTCCTGGCGAGCAACCCCGCGCCGGTCGTGTCGGTGCCCAACCTGAACCAAATCTCCTTGGCCAACCTCCTCGCGCGCAACCTGCCCCTCGTCAGCTTCTCGGCGACGCTCGCATCGGCAATCAACTCGGTCACCATTAGCGGAGTTCTGTTGCCATGATTGGCGGTTTCAAAAGATACGATGCGGCACAGGTGACGATCTCCATCTGTAATATCCTGATCAACTCAGGGTACAACGAGGGGGAGTTCATTACCATCGAACAGGCCGCGCCTGATTACGAGATGGTCGTCGGCACGGACGGGGAAGTTACCCGGTCGCGCACGAACAACCGATCCGGTACGCTGCACATTAAACTCATGCAGACGTCGGTAGGCAACACCCTGCTGACGGGTCTGAGCAACCTCGGCCTCCTCGCCGCCAACGGCGCAGATGTCGGGGCGATGTTCATCAATGACCGCATCTCTGGCGCGTGCACCTGGAAGGCTGCGCACTGCTGGATCGCGAAACCCCCCGAGGTCACTCTGGAGAACAAGGCGACGATGCGCGACTGGACGATCGACTTCGCAGACCTCATCCGTGTTGACGCGGGTAGCTGACCGAGTCACCCACTGAAGTAGGGCCTGTTCGGTTCGCCCGGGCGGGCCTTTTCTTTTTGGAGGATTCATGCTCACCGACGTAAAGACCCACGAAATCAACGGCACCACCTACATCATCCAGCCGTTGGTCCCCAAAACCGGCCGCAAGGTGCTGATGCGGTTGATCCGGCTGTTCGGCCCGGCTTTCGAAGCCGTCGAGAAGGGCGACCCCATCGCGACGCTGACCAAGGCGCTGACGGATGACGAGGTCGATTTCCTCACAGACGCCTTCATCGACTCCACGCGTCTCCAGAAGGGCGGGGGCGAGGTCCCGCTCAAGGGGCAGTTCGACAACCACTTTGCCGCCAACTACGGTGAGATGATGCTTTGGCTTTGGGCCTGCATCAACACGAACTTCGGAAGTTTTTTGGAAGGGCTGGGGGTGACCCCGGAAGTCCTGAACAAGTTGAAGACGGGGGTTCAGACGGAATTGACGCATTCATTTGGCGCCCAGTCATCGCCGGCTACGGCTCCCTCTACGAAGTAAGCACCCTTTGGTCTTTTGAGGATGTCTTGACCGCACACAAGATTCTGGACATGAAGGAAAAAGCGGAGCGAGAGGCGCAGGAGCGAAGATAATGGCTTTGCGCGATGTCCTCGTCGAGTTGGTTGTCGCTGTCAAAGGTCAGAAGGACCTCGACAAGGTGGACACGTCTATCAAAAAGACGGTCGGCAGCGCTAACCAACTGGGCCGCTCGCTGGAGCGTATGGCCCTCGTTTACGCGGGTCTTCGCCTCGTACGGGGCATCAAGAACTTTATCGAGTCGACCATCGACGGGGCGGCGGCGTTGCGCGCGCAGGCCGCCACGCTGGGTCTCACGACTGACGAGCTACAGAAATACCAGTACGTCGCCGACGCGCTGCATACCCCCACGCGCCAGGTGGCGTTTGCGTTTCGGTTTTTCAACCGGGCCGTGGGCGAGGCCGCGCTGGGGACGAAACACGCAAACAAGGTCTTCTCCGACCTGGGGATGAAAATCAAGGATTCAAACGGGAAGATCCGACCGACGGCCGATCTTCTGTTCGAGTTCTCCGACAAGCTCAAGAAGGTCCCCGACCAAGCGACTCGCACGGCCCTGGCGATGAGTACCCTCGGGCGAGGGGGTGCAGAGCTGCTGCCCTTGCTCCAGAACGGCGGGGACGCGCTCCGGGACATGTTCCAGGATGTGGACGACCTGGGCGGGGGCTTCAACGCAGTCTTCGTCAAGCAGGCCGCCGAGGCCAGGGTGCATCTGGTCCGTCTGAGGTTCGCTATCCGGGGGATGGGTGTGGCGATTACCCAGGCGCTTCTCCCGGGCATGGAGAAGTGGGCAGACCGCCTAGCCAAGATCGCCAAGTCGCTCGCTATAGTGGGCCAAAAGACCTGGGCTTTCAAAACGGCGCTTATCCTTCTGACGCCGGTGTTACTGGGTCTAATCGGCAAGCTGATCTTGCTGACCCGCACCGGAGGTTTGGCGTTCGCTTGGGTCAAGGGCAATCTCGCCCCGATCCTTCTAATCACCGCGGCGTTGACGGCACTTTACTACGTCTTCGATGACCTCTGGACTTTTGCGCACGGGGGGGACAGCGTCTTCGGCGAGCTACTGGACGACGAGGGGGCGGGGAACGCTCTCAAGTTTTACAAACAGCTAAAGGAACTAGTCGGTCAGATCGAGACCGCGATGAAACCGCTCACGGATCTGATTAAGTCCCTTGGCCCCAATCTGGTCAAAGCTTTCACCGACGCGGCTCCAGCCCTGATAAAGTGGGGTGCGTGGTTCACAAATACCTTCATTTCAAGTATAGACCATGCGATTCAAAGACTGTACGCCGCATTCATCAGACTCAAATACTGGAACGACAGAGAGGCTGGCGAAAAAATCATCGCTGAAATGGCTGCGTCAGGGGCCGCCAGAGATAAGATTTACGGCGACGCGGACGACGCTATTAGAGGTATCGGCAAGCCTCCGGCCAAGCCCAACTATGAGGCAGCATATGGGCCGAGCGGAGGAAGCTCCTCGATCACGCGCCAGACCTCGGGAGGCATCGCCGATGGGTATCGAGAGACACGAGACTCTTCCGGTGTCGTTACCGTCTCGCCCATAAATATCCACGTGGAGGTCAAGGGCGGCCCGTCCAACGGCGATACGGCCAATGCTGTGACCAAGGCCGTCGTGGGGGCCGTGAAAGATTCGAAGACAACCCTTAGAGATACGCACGCGGCGGTTCAACGCGGCGGGATGACTAGTCAGGTTGGCTCGCAATGACCAATACCCTTCTGACCGGCGCTCCTCGGCTTCAGGTCAAGCCCGCGTACATCCAATGGAACAACGGGGCGGCGGCGCTGTTTTTCGATGCGGTCACGTCCGAAGACCACGAGCGCGGGGCAGACATCTCGGACTACGCGGTGGAGCAGGGCGCCGTGGTCGTGGACAACGTCCGACCGCTCCCCAACAAGTTGACGCTCGAAACCTTCGTGAGCAACTCGCCAATCGACTCGCCGGACGGGCAGATTCAACCTCTGACCATACTCATAGACCCACCGATTGACCCGCTATCCTTCCCGCGCCCTCAGAGCGTCACCGCCAGCACGCTCCAGTTCACCGGAGTCTTGGATTACGTCGCAACGACTTTCGCCACGCTGACCGGCCTGCGGGACACGGCGACTCTACTCACGATCACCACGCCCCGGGCGTACTACACGAATATGATCGTGGAGAAGATATCGCTCCACAGAGACGCGACAACCGGGACCAGCGGGAAGTTTTCGATCGAGTTCCGAGAGATCCGCATCGTCACCTCCAAGGTGGTCGCGGCCCCGGAGCCGACAATATTGACTTCTACGCCCGAGGCTGCCCAAGGTAAGAAGGATGCTGTTCCCGCGTCTGATAACTATGAGTCGGCGTGGAAGATTGCTGGCGCCAAGGCCGGCCACGCGGCAGCTAGCAACTCGCCGCAAGGGGGCGCGACGCCATGACCACACAGCTCCTATCCGTACAATCTTTGCCGTACTCTACGCAGACGACAACTCTGGACGGGGTGCCGTACTTTCTAACGTTCAGGTGGAACAACCGCGAGTTGTGCTACTACCTCCAGATCCAGTCGGCTGACCAGACGATCACGTACGTCCAAGGGGTGAAGCTGGTGAGTAACTTCTTCCTCCTGTACACGTACCCTACCCCACCTGGCGATATGATGGTAGTAACATCAGGCGGAGGCGATGGTCCAGCGCAGATCGGCGATTTTGGCCCCAGGTGCGCGTTGCTTTACATCGAAGCAGCGGACATCTTTGCCGGAGGATTGAACAAGACCAAGAACCCAGCAATTGACGCGCCATGAGTCAGGCGAACGCCGCCGCAGCGCTCAACGGCACCCGACTCTTCGGGCACCAGCTAGTTCTTCAGATCGGCTACCCGAACGACCCCGACCTCGCCGTCGATGTGAATTTCAACGCGAGCAACTCATCGGGTCTGGATACTGGCGGGATCACCGGTATCGACGTCGACTTCGTAGTTGAAAAGGACATCAAAAATACTTCCCCAAATACGTGCGCCATCAAGCTGTATAACCTCAACGACCAGTCGAGGAAGGCCCTCTCTGGGGGGCACCCGCTGACGGTGAAGCTGGAGGCTGGGTACGTAGGCGGGACGACGCAGATATTCTTCGCCCAAGCGAGGGCGGCGTGGAGCGAACGCGAGGGGCCGACGACCGTCACCAGGATCGAGTCGACGGACACAGTCGCCAGAGTCAGCGGCAACCGTAAGACCAAGCAAATCACGAATACCGCGGCGTTGTACAAGACGATGGGCGCGAGGGTGCCGATCAAACAGGCGTTCCAGGCCATCGCGGGCGTCATGGGCGTCAAGGTCGGCAACCTCAACCAGGCGCTGGCCGGCATCTCTGTCAGCCTTTCCCAGGTCAACGGGGCGGCGCTGCTGGGCAACTCGGCCCAGGTCATGACCGATCTTTGTCGATCAGCGGGCTTGGAATGGTGGATCGATGATGGTAACCTGTGCCTGGTGAATATCGGCGGGTACTTGTCCAGCACGGCTGCGATCCTCCTCAGCGAGGACACGGGGCTGGTCGGCTCGCCGTCGGTTGACTCTTCGGGGGCGTTATCGGCGAAATGTCGAATTATCCCCGGATTTGTCCCGGGCGTTCAAGTAAGTATGCAATCTCTGTTCGTCAGCGGGGGTTACCGCGTGGAGAAGTGTCGGTACAAAGGGTCCACACGTGGTAAAGAGTGGGACATCGATTTCGATGCCGTGAAGTACTAATGGCCTACGAACGCACATTAGCGGAGGTCTTCGGCGCGCACGCTGACGTCCTCAAGAACGCGATCCGCAAGTGTCTTCCAGGCACGGTTACGGCGGTCAACCCCGCCGCGCAGACGGTGGACGTCCAGATCGCGGTGAACAACCTGCTGATCGACGACAACGGCGCGGTGTACTCCGAGCCCGCCCCGGGCATCGCCGGCATACCCCTCGGCGTCATGCGCGGCGGGGGTTTCTTCGTGTGGGTGCCGGTCTCGGTCGGGGACAGCGTGCTCGTCCTTTTCACGGACCTGTCCACAGACACGTGGCGCGCGGGTAACGGCCAGCCCGTAGACCCGGGCTTCGTCGGCAAGCATACGATGGACAGCGCGTTCGCGATTCCTTGTTGCGCGCCGGACGGGATGGCGCTCGTGTCCCCAGCGGCGGGTAAGCTGATCATCGGCAAAGACGGGTCCTCGGCCCAGATCAAGATTTCAGCGACGGACATCGAGTTGGGGGCGTCCGTGACGGACTCGGTCGCCCTGGCCTCCTTGGTGAACAACGCTATCAGCACAATCGTGACCGCTTTCAACAATCACTTCCATATAGCCCCAAGCGGCGGCGCAGGCGGCCCAACAAGCACCGTCGCTCTCACTATACCTCCCGGCACGATAACCCCCTCTCCCCCTTCCGTAGCCTCCACCTTGGTAAAAGCACAATGACCTACCTCAAAAACCTATGGCGATCGTGGCTCTGGCGGCGCGAGCTCATCGCACGCATCACCGAGACCTACGGCCTAACCCGCTACGGCGGAGACGTCGCCGAACTGGTGAGGCGGTACCGGCTACAGAAGCGGTACAACCCAGGGCGAGCCGCACCACTCGCCCCAGGTGGCGACATTGGCTGCGCCTGCGAGTCGGACCACACGCCTGGGGGGTCAGTGGCCCCCGAACCCGAAAAGCCCGTGGCGGCCACGCCTAGGGGCGGCAATGATGCGGGAGACTCGCCATGGCGGTACAACCCAGGGCGAGTAATTTCCGTCAACGAGCAGCCCGTGAAAGTGAAGGGCCACACGGGGGCCGAGATCAAGGCCGCCGCAATCGCTCAAGGCGTTCACATCCAACAGAATTTCGTGCTGCAGGAGGAGCTGCCGAACGGGAAGAGCCGAGTCGTCGGGGACCACGACGACGTCCGTCTGCGCGAAGGCTCGCGCTTTACCGCAATCCTGTCCGACGACAACTCATAGGGGCGCCATGAAAGTCGAGGTCGCCATTGAATGGTATATATATACCAGCACACGAGACTGGATCGACAGCATCTCGATCGAAAACGGCATGCCGGTGTTGCACGTCAAAGAGGACGAATGACCGCTCTAACCGAAGACGCTTGGGGCTACGTCACGTTCGAGGGGTCACCCCGATGGGTCGGGCCTGTTAGCGCGGAGGTCGATTACTGGAAGGCCCGCGCGCTGGCCGCCGAGGCCCGGCTAAACTCAGCTTGTACCCATGGCGACGCTGGCACAATTTCGAGCTCAATTCCCGGAGTTCAACAGCGTCCCTGACCCGCTGATCGGCACGATGCTCCAGGCGGCCTACCTGGAGCTAGACACCTCCGTATGGGGAGCATATTCGACGACTACGGCCCCGACCAAGACGGATCAGGGGCAGATGTATCTTGCTGCCCACAAGCTCGCCTCCAGCCCCTTCGGCCAAAACGCCCGGATGGTCTCTGACAAGGGCGGCGCCCGCGGCTACATGCGCACCCAGTACGGCCAGGAGTTCAAACTCCTCCAGATGGGTGTCGTGTCGGGATTTAGGGTAGCGTGAGCGTCATCGTCCGTGACACGGACCGAGGCTTCAAGCAGCTCCTGGTCAACGTCCGCTCGGCTCAAGGCGCGGTGCGTGTCGGTGTCGACGACGCCCCGCACAACGATGGTCGCGGCCAATCGGTCAGCGATATCGCCATGCGTCACGAGTTCGGCCTTGGCGTGCCCGAACGCAGCTTCCTGAGGAGCTGGGTCGACCAGAACCAGACCGGCATCAAGAAGTCGCTCGGGTACTGGGTGAAGCGCACGCTTCTAGGCAAAGACCTCGCCTGGCGAGATGCGCTGGGGAAATTTGGCGAATACGCCGTGAAGGGTGTCCAGAAGAAGATCCTGACGAACATCCCGCCGGATCTCGCCGAATCGACCGTCAAGCGCAAGCAGCTCACAGCCGTGCGTGAGCCGGAGCTGGCCCTTGTGAACACGGGGCAGTTGTACGACTCGATCATCTACGAGTTGCACGACAAGGTAGGCGGCGGCGATGCCCAGTAACGCCCGGGTCTTCGACAAAAGCGGCTTCAAGAGCATCATCCTGGGGATCACAGGGTTCCAGGATCAGGACGTCTCTTGGTCCGACTCGCCCCAGGGGGCGGTATCCTACACGGATAACGCCAAGGTCTTCCTGACCCTGCGCAGCATCGTGGCCCTGGGTGTTGACGACCATCGCTACGCGTACAACCCCCCAGATTATCCGGCCAACAGCTACGTCACCACGGAGCTCGGGAACAGGGATTGCCACCTGAGCATCCGGGCGGAGTCGTATTCTCGGGAGCTCGCCGCCGTCGAAATCCTGGACCGCATCCGCAGCGCCATCCGTTGGGACAGCAACGTCGCCGCGTTGAACGCCCTCAACCTCGCCTTCGTGTGGGCGGGGCCTGCGATACACGTACACACCGAATACGACAACAGGGTCGTGTCGGCGGGGGTGATGGATATGACGATCGCGGGAGTGACGTTCGAGACGTCTTCGGTCACCCAAGGCGGCGACTGGATCGCCACGGTCAACACGAACAACACGGTCCCAGGGAATCTAGCTCAACCATGACTACGCTTAGGACGCCCCTGTCGCCGGGGCCGGTTACCAAGTTCAACCTGTCGACCGTAGCGCCCGGCCCTTCGGGTCCAGCGGGGTCGCAGGGGCCGCAGGGGCCGCCGATCGGCATCCAGCACGCGGGCACCCCGCAGACGCCCAGGCAGTACCTGAACGTCTCTGGGGCCGGCGTGGCGTCGGTGACGGACAACCCCGGAAACAACTCGACGGATATCGTTTTCTCGGGCGGGGGCGGCTCGGGCGGAGGCCAGTACAACGTCACGCTGGCCAACGGCGTCAATTCCAACGTCAACACCAACGGCCATCAAAGCGTCATCTACGTCGGCGGCCCTACCGCGGCTTTTTCGATCGATGGCTTCGACCACGCCCCGGCAGCCGGTGAGCAGATTACGGTCGTCAACACGACGGCCTTCAACATGTCGGCCGCAGTAGATACGGGCTCCACGTCGGGGCAACGAGTCGCAGTGATTGGGACGACAAGCGTGGCCAATCAGGTTCGCCCTGGTGGATTCATGCAATTTACTGGGAACGCTTCGCCCGCAACCGGGCCGACCGTTTGGCTCCTGACGCATATCGGATATTATCGGACGGACGAGGTCAATCCTCTCGATTATAACTGCAAATTCGACGGAACTACGATCGATTCGGCCAATCTCCAGGCTACCGTAAATGACGCGGTCAACACTGGGAAGATGGTCATTCGTGTACCGGCCGGAACCGCCGCGCTGAACGTGCCGCTATTCACCGGCGGCAATCCGATCCAATTCGAGGGTGTGCCGGGCTCGTTCACGACTCCGGTCAGCGTATTCCGGGTTACCAATACGCAGATGTGTCCGGTAGTCGCCTCTCACGGGCAATTGACAGATTACGTCTACGGAACTGAATCCGGTATCTCCTACGCTGAAATAGGTCTAGCCTCGGCCGGCGGCGGCGCGCAAGGAATCAACATCGGGCAGACCCCGTGTTCCAGCATTAATGGGTGGGGCGGTTCGACAACCGCCACGGTCGCGTCGTATACGCAGCCGCCGCAGCTCACCCCGCTGACCGTGACGATGTCGCCGAACACTTCGGAATTTTCCAGCAGCGGGGGCTTATGTTACGTGCCGGGCGGCGGGCTCTACATCTACACCGTTATCGATTCGACCCATCTCAGTCTGGAATTGCTCGATCCGGTGCCGGCATCGGTCGCCGGTACGGGCTCGACAGTGACCGGCGGAGTCGGGATCAACCTCAGCAGCGGTCCTGGATTTACGTTCGAGTGCTTCATAGACCCGGTGACTTCGCTCGCGGACGGGGGTCTCGCTTATATCGCCTCTTCCGTCGGCTACAACATGGGCGCCAGGGTCGCGTTTCCGAATCACTCGGCGTTTCAGCTTTTTCTGTACAACGATCAGGTCACGGCGCAAAATCGATTGGAATTTCAGCTCACGACGACAGGAGGGACAGCGACCCTCAAGAGCGGGACGAGCACGATCGCCAACGGGGCACTGACGCACATTGCGGCGGTATATGACGGATACTCAACCGTCAGCCTGTACATCGCAGGTACTCGGGTAGCCACGGCGTCGTTGACCGGGGCCATCGTTCAGGAGTGGTGGGAAACGTTCATGATTGGCCCGTACAACTACGCCAATTTTCCGAATTATAACCTATTTAACCTAAATCAGATCATCCATCTCGCCGGCATTCGACTGACGTCTTGCGCGATGTACTCGGGGTCTAGCTTCACTCCGCCGACGGCTCCGCCGACATTCGTCCCCCGAATGCTGGGCTTCTCGATCGACTTTGCACCAGCGTTTCGACCCAACATTACTGGACCAGGCGGGGTAAACATCGCACTAGGATGGATCATCGGAACGGGTGCTAGTCCCCAGGTCAACGCCAACGGCGTTCCCATGTGGTTTACCTCTGTTTCCGCCAACGCCCTTGGGTACGTAGCCAGCCCGATATTCCGTAACATGGGGATTATAAATTATGGGTTCGGGCCGGCATATTACACGTGGAGCTCTCTGTACGGCAAGGCGACGAATTGCGTCTTCGGATCATCCGGACCTGTGGCTATTCTTCACGACGGATTCTCGTATCTGAACACATATACGGACTGTTACGCCTCTGCCTCGGGAACGTTTGCGAACGGTCTTTCCGGAGCATTTTGCGTCCTCTATGGATCGCAATATTGTACGTGGGCTCGTGGTAAAATAGAGGGCGGCGCCTGGAATGTCATCGCGAATTGCTATGCCGGATTCGCGCTGGAGGGCGCCATCTGGTTTGAGACCTCCGGTCGCGGAACGATACTCGCGTCAGGAAGCGCATCGCCATCCTTCTCTATTAAGAACTGTTTCGTGCAGGACGATTTGGGTTGGCAGGGACTACCTCTTGTTGCGGCCGTCGTTTGCATAGGGATCATCAACGTCACAATCGAGTCCGGGTATCTTGGTCAGCAAATAGGCGGACAGAACGATTGCCCATCACTCATATTTGATTCGTGCCAGAACGTTAGAATAAACGGCGCGGGCATCGCGCCGCAATACAATTCAGTTGCGGGGACGATACTCGGGCAGATCCAGATCTACAACCCTATCTTGAATACGCCAGTCATCGTCTCTGCTGCTCAGCTCTCGGCCGACCCAGCCCCGATTCCTTTTGCGTTCACACTCACAAACGGGTCTCCCACAGTCGGAGTCGCGGCAACCGCAAATCTCACGCCGAATCAAAACATCGTCTTCGCTGCGCAGCCTAACACCGTCTATACCGTTGGCGCGATCACGTCCAGTACGTCGTTCCAGATAAGCCCATCCTATTCCGGACCGAACAGCTCTGTCAATATTGCGACCCTTCTTGGCCATCCGTGGATGCCGTCCAACGGATCGCCAGGGCAAGGTCCGCTCATCATCGATGCTCAAGAGCGATTCGGCATCAACATCGTCAACATGATCGCGGCGAGCGGCATGACGCTGAAGATCAACGACTTCCTTTGGAAGGTGATTCAGATCACGGACGCGAACACGCTGCTCACAGGGGCAGTACAGGTCACGCTGCCGCTCATCGCGGGCTACCAGCGGACCTTCATCAATTCCACGGCCCAGACGCTAACCTTCGGCGGCGCCACGGGTAATACGATGTCGGCCGCGCCTGGCGGTCACGTCAACGGGGCATGCGACGGAACGAACTGGATCGTGACGTCTTAGGCGCAGAATGCGATTGCGTTCGGGTCACAGCGAACGATCACGAGCCCGCCGTTAGAGAGTGCCGTGGACGGCAAGGCGGTCGTGGTCGTGCCGTTCTTGAGGGACAGGCCGAACGTTCCGAAGCTTGCCGCGTTCACGCCAACGATATTGACCTGGAAATTCCCCGTGACGTTGCCGAAATCCAAAACGGCTGCGCCGGTGAGCGTAACGGCAGCGACGGTGAGATTAGGCGTGCCTTGCTGAGCAGCCGAGAGCGACGTCGTACCTGACGTCGCGAGAGTGACGGCCGAATTGGCAAAAGTGAGAGGGTCACCGCTGCCGCCCTGAAGAGCGGCTAAAAATGAGGATGTGACACGAAATGTGTTTTGAGTTGACGCGAACGTAGCGACAGAAGTATTCGCTACAAACATGCTTGTAGACGAACTCGGATTGAATACAACGGACGTCCCGTCGGATGAAATACCGATTGAATAGTTGGAGCTACTTGGGGTCACCCCACCGCCATAAAACGCCGAGTATGTGGACGTTGAACCGATGAGAGGTTGCCAGGTTCCGAGCGTCGTAGAGACTCTTTTTAGGGATATCCCCGCCTCCGCCGTCCCGCTTGCAGGCGCCGGCACATTGAAGATAAACGAACCGCTCGCCCCCGTCGTCGTCGCCGCTTGCGACACGAACGTCGTGTTCGCGCCCGCACCGCTGACGGCCGCGGCAGGATACGCGGTCAGCGTCGCGGGGAAGACGTTACCAGCAGCATCCACGCCGACCGAGAAAAACGAGCTCATAGGTAGGTCCCTTGGAAGTCCACGTTCGCAGCCGTTCCGTACGCGGTATAGGTCGTCGTCACCGTGGAAAAGCCCCAGGAGATGCCAGTCGAGAACGGCCAACCGGCATCAACGAAGAAGTCGTTACCGATGACGATCTGACCGTTCGGCGGGACATAGAACTGCAGCACGGCGGTGCCCGCGTTGGTGATCGCGGTCGTTTGATTCTGGAACTGGAGCCACAGCCCCGAGGCCGAACGGTTCGCCGCGTAGACGCTGCGGAGGTTTCCGGCCGACGCCTTGAGCACTGCGCTCACGACGCCGATGCTCGCTTGCACCGAGACGGCAGGCTTGTTCGGAGACTCCACGACCACCAGGGCCGGGTCCGTCGCCGCCGCTGCCGTCGAGGCCGCCTTGACCGCCGCCGTGTTCGTGCCGTCCGTGATCTTGTCGAAGAACGCCCTGGCCGCCGTGTCGCCAGACGGCGCCTGATGACCGGCGTTGTCGACGATGACCACGGGCACGCCGTTGCTCGACGAGGCCGCTGCGTCGCCCTGGGAGAGCTGTACCGCCCACGGGGCCGAGGCCGCCGCGCCAGTGCCTTGTGTGACCGTACCGCCGCCGCCGCCGCCCCCGCCGCCGGTGACGTTGATAGGGTTGGCTGCCGTGCCGTCCGGGATACTGATCGCCATGTTATCTCGCTCTCGATCGGGGCATGTTGCGGACGGACTGCCGTCGGTTCTCAGTCGCCAGGGCCGTGGCGGTCATCGTGTCCAATCGGCCGTTCAGCGCGATGATCGACTCCCGGGAATCGCCCGTCTGGCGGGTGTTTTCCTTGAGGTCCTTCTTTACTTCGCCGACGTCTTTCTTGACCTCGTCGACCTCTTTACTGATGCCGTCCACGGCCGACTTGACTTCTGTCAGCATGGATGCTAGCTTGAAGCATGCACCGAGAAGTACGACCAGCACACTGATTTGAGTAGCGATATTCCACGTGGCGTCCATCCCCGGTATTTTAGCCGGCTAAACTCACCAGCATGAAGTCCGCACACTACCTCCAGATCTTCTTCGCCGTCCTGATCGGCGCCGCCGGCTCTTTTGCCGTGTCCGAGCCACAGTACGCCGTTGCCTCACATGCGGTCGCCGCCATGGCTACCAGCATCCTATTGGCGCTGGGTCTCGCGTCCCCGGGCGTCAACGCCCCGGTCACCCCCGCGCTGCCTGAAGTCCCCCACCCCGTCGCCGCCCCACCGCCCGCTGAGGTCAAGTAATGATGAAGTCCATCCTCCCGTTGTTCCTGCTCGCCGCGGCATGCGGCGGCCCCCCGGCGGCTACCGTCGCCAAGCTCGGCCTCGACGAGTCTGCCTGTGTGCAGGCGTACGACTCGGGCGCAGCCATCGACGCGTGTCGCGCTGCCGCCCGCGCGGACTTCTGCGCAAAGTACCCGGGCGTCGATGCCCGTTGCCCTAACGACGGTGGAGCAGAATAATGAGCACCGCAAGCAGTGTCATCAGCGCAGCCACCACGGCTGACCAGGTCGTCACGGTCCTCGCAGGCGTCATCAGCACGCTGTTCCCCGTCGCGGCCCCGGAAGTGATTGTCGGCAAAGAGGTCCTCGACGCGCTTGAGGCGGTTGTCATGTGGGCAGCCAGCCAGAAGAGCCTTGCCGCGCTCGCCGTGGCGGAGATTGAATCCACGGTCGACGCGCAAGAGAAAGCGAAGCTGGCGGGGAAGTGAGCGTCACCAACTGGGTCCTCGATGGCCGCGGGCGGAGCTTCTGGGGTAAGGCCAGGTTTTTCCTGGCTGGACTGACGGCCGCGGGGACGGTATACTGTTTCGTGAAGGCCGCATGTTATTTGCACTAGGGCTCTGCGTGGGGATCTTCCTCGGGATGCTCGCGGGTCACCTTGACGGGGATTGATAAGGATAGGCAGATGAAGCACATTCTTGTTTTGATCGCGCTCGTACTACTCACGGTTACCGGCTCTGCTCACGCCGAAGCGACCGGGGGCAACAATCCCGGTTGCGCGAGTGTGCTCGGCAGCACCGGCGCCACGACACAACAGGCGCCGTACTTCTTTGGCTCAACAGCGAACGTTGTCGACTTAGGTTCGACTCCGAAACAGGGAACCTGCGTGATCCAGGGGTTCGCCGGGTTCTGGAATACCGGGGGCTTTGGTGGCCCGAATGGGTCGTACACGCAGTTGTACGCCTTCGGCGGGGGCGCATCTAAGCAGGATTGGGAGGTTGCTGGGCAAGGGGAAAGCAACTCGGAACAGACAGAGGTCGCGGTTGGTTGCATCTCGGTGTCCAACCTCCACAATACGGGCAGCATAGGCGGCAATGAGTGCACGACCAACAGTGGAGAGTCGTTTTGCTCGGCTGGACCTGTTGGGGAAGACATCTTTCCCCTCTTGGGTTGGTTCGGGAAGGTGGAGGGGGCCGGCACGTTCCTCGCGAACAACCCTCCCGGATATCAAGCGTACGTGACGGAGCCGCAGATCGGCGCCGTGTTCTCCGGGATGTTCTTTGAGGACATCAATCTCGGCTTTACGCCGACGATCACGAACTACACGGTGCCCGCGACCAACGGAGCCTCGACACCCTTACCGGACGTACAGCACGGTTTTTGCTGGATTACGTCAGCCGGTATTGGCGCTCCGCAGAAGCCGAGCCCCTTCTTGATGCAAGGTCAGGCGTTCGGCATCGCGCAATCGTGCAGTATGCCGCTCGATCCGAAGGACGGCGTCACGCTCCAGAATTTGGTCATCGAATGCGGGGCAGGACAGACTTGCCCGACGGTCACGGCCAGCTGCTTGACACTCTGACCTCATGGATATTGACTGGGAGAGCATCCCCTTCTGGGTGTGCTTCTGGACCCTGGTGGGTTTCTTCGGGAGGTCCTTGTGGGGTTAGCCGATGACCGTCTGTTTGCCGACATCGAGGACGTTGTCTCCAAGGTCCGTGGGGCGGATTTACGCCGTACGTCGCTAGGGCCCGTCGACCAGGCCCCGGAGGAATCATGCGCCAGTCAGTCAGAGATATTTTCGTTCCCTTCACCCAGACGTTCGAGGGCAAACTCGACGGTCTCTATCTGGATGTCAAATGCCTTGCGACGGCGGGCATCGGTAATCTCGCGGACCCCGTTTCCCTGTCTCTCGCGATGCCTTGGGTACGTCGATCCGACTTGTCTCCGGCGACTCTGAACGAGATCCAAGAAGAGTGGATCCGCATCAAGGAGATGACCCACCTCGCCCCCCAGGGAGGGGCGGCGTTCATGCCGTTCACTACGCTGAAGCTTACCGAGGCTGGCATCGCTAGCGTGGTAGCCGGGCGCCTCAACCTCAACGAATCTCTCCTCGCCAAGCGCTGGCCAAACCTGACCGAGGATAAGGTCTGGGATTGGTTCCCGGCGGATGCTCAGCTCGCGTGCCATTCGATCGCCTGGGCTGCCGGCGCCAACTGGGTCGCGCCCAAGTTTGACGGTTACGCTAGAAGGTGCGACCTTGTAGGTATGGCGGATGAGTCGGCCGTTCACACCGCCCGCGACGCCACCAACCGGGGGCTGCTGCTGGCGGCGGCGAAAACGGTTGCGGAGGGCGGGGATTTTGATATGATCCACTGGTCGGCCACCAAATGATCTCCCTCAGCGAACTCCAGCACGTTTCGATCTCCAGGGATCCCCACGGTTGGCACGTTACCGCCGCGACGTGGGGTAGGACGGTTGTCGCTCACGACGAAAAGTTCCTCGTCGCATTGTGCAAGGCGATAGACTTCGCCGGGCCGAAAGATGACGGCGGGAAGAGGGTAGCAGCATGACGGGTATTCATCCCCAGCAGCCCCACGGTGCCACGGACGACGAGCCCCCTACCCGCCCGGACAACGCCGCCGCGCGGGCCACGGTGCGCCGTATTCGTGAGCTGGAGGAGCTGGTGGCGATCCTCCAGGCGCGCATCACGCACATCAAGGCGGGCGGCCTGTGAGCAACTGGTACCCGTTCCCGCCCATGGGCCCACCCAACGTCTCGCATTGGCCGTCGCCGCCTGACCCGCATAACCCCGCTAATCAACCCGCCAGCACGGAGCCGTCATGGGCTATTCCGTCCGATGTCTGCTCTTCGGCGCTCTGTTCGGTATGCAGGCGGCTTGGCCGCGTCCCGCCCCACCGGTCCTGATTCCCCCAGAGGTTCACCCGACGCTCTTCGTCTGCGAAGATATCACTTGCTCCTGCTGAGCGGGCGGGTATAATAGGCGGATGAATCACATCGAATATCTCAAGTCTCTCGGCGCCTGCGAAGAGGCGATCGCGTTCGCCATCAATTACCCCGATCTCCCTAGCGCCTACGCGGCTTGCGTGCGCCCTGATTGGCTATTCTGGCTGGCGGGACGTACCGACGTCACTCGTCAGCAGATCGTACTGGCGGCATGCGCGTGCGCAAGGACGGCGCTACCGTACGCCGAAGGACCAGAGGCACTTGCCGCGATCGAAACGGCCGAGGCGTGGTGCCGGGGCGACGCGACGATAGAACAGGTTCGTGACGCCGCCCGCGCCGCCCGCGCTGCCTACGCCGCCGCCGACGCCACCTACGCCGCCGACGCCGCCTACGCCGCCGCCTACGCCGCCCGCGCCGCCTACGCCGCCTATGCCACCTACGCCGCCGCCGACGCCGCCTACGCCGCCGACACCGCCGCCGCCTACGCCGCCTACGCCGTCGCCGCCTACGCCGACATGTGCGACCTTATCCGTACCATTATTCCGTGCCCTTCGCCGACGACCAAGGATATTGCTTGCCCCTGCTGAGCGGGCGGGTATAATAGGCGGATGAATCACATCGAATACCTCAAGTTTCTCGGCGCCTGCGACGAGGCGATCGCTTTCGCCGAGAATTACCCCGATCTCCCTAGCGCCTACGCGGCTTGCGTGCGCCCTGATTGGCTTTTTTGGTTGGCGGGACGTACCGACGTCACTCGTCAGCAGATCGTACTGGCGGCATGCGCGTGCGCACGGACGGCGCTACCGTACGCGCAGGGTCCGGAGGCACTTGCCGCGATCGAAACGGCCGAGGCGTGGTGCCGCGGCGACGCGACGATAGAACAGGTACGCGCCGCCGCCCGCGCCGCCCGCGCCGCCCGCGCCGCCGCCGCCTACGCCGCCGCCTACGCCGCCGCCTACGCCTACGCCGCCTACGCCGCCGCCTACGCCGCCGCCGCCGCCGCCGCCGCCGCCGCCGCCGTCGACGCCGCCGTCGACGCCGCCGCCGACGCCGCCCGCGCCGCCGACGCCGCCCGCGCCGCCGTCGACGCCGCCGCCGTCGCCGTCGCCGCCCGCGCCGTCGCCGTCGCCGCCCGCGCCGTCGCCGCCGCCGCCGACATGTGCGACCTTATCCGTACCATTATTCCGTGCCCTTCGACGAAATGAAAATCGCAATCGCCGGTTCACCCGACGCTCTTCGTCTGCGAAGATATTGCTTGCCCCTGCTGAGCGGGCGGGTATAATAGGCGGATGAATCACATCGAATATCTCAAGTCTCTTCACGCTTGTGAACCAGCGATCGCGTTCGCCAGCAATTACCCCGATCTCCCCAGCGCCTACGCGGCTTGCGTGCGTTATGATTGGCTTTTTTGGTTGGCGGGACGTACCGACGTCACTCGTCAGCAGATCGTCATAGCGGCATGCGCGTGCGCACGGACAGCGCTACCGTACGCACAGGGTCCGGAGGCACTTGCTGCGATCGAAACGGCCGAGGCGTGGTGCCGAGGCGACGCGACGATAGAACAGGTTCGTGACGCCGCCGCCGCCGCCGCCCGCGCCGCCTACGCCGCCGCCGCCGCCGACGCCGCCGACGCCGCCGCCGCCGCCGACGCCGCCGCCTACGCCGCCGACGCCGCCGCCTACGCCGCCGACGCCGCCGCCTACGCCGCCGCCTACGCCGCCGCCGCCTACGCCGCCGACGCCGCCGCCCGCGCCGCCGCCTACGCCGCCGCCCGCGCCGCCGCCCGCGCCGCCGCCGCCGCCGCCGACGCCGCCGCCT